TGCCCGTCTTTGACCAAGCAGACGTATCTAACACTCCTGAAACAGAAAGAGGGTCTTCTAATTCCATTTCTGTTATTATACGTCCTAAATCCTCACCTGTCAAGCCTTTTTTGTATAATTCTCGATAAATTATTAAAGTGCCGTCTGCTCTATCAACTGCTCCCCATATACAAGCACTCTCAGAAGCATAGCCATAGTCAATCCCTTTTACTCTTTCCCAAGTTATAGGAATAGAAAAAGGTGTTACAATATGTACTTCAGGATCAAACTCTACAAATGCTGCTCCTTCGTTTACATCCCAATTCCCTTCTAGTAATTGTTTACGTTGCACAGGTGGTAAAGACATTAGCATCTTTTCGTAGATGCCGTCATTTGCTAAGTATGGGTTATCGGTTAAACGTGCAGGTATAAACTTACGTGTTAATCCATCTTTACCTGTAAAAGATTTATTTGTTTCGTTTGAATCCACATATCTTTTCTTTACCCAAGCAGCACCAATACCTCCGGGGTTTGCAGTGCAACGCAAGTAAGTTTTTATTTCAGGGTCAGTGGTTCTAAGTCTAGAGGCTAGATAGTTCCAACCAAATTCTGTGGGTAAATGTGTTATCTCGTCAAAGCCTATCCAACTGTATGCTTGACCTTGATATCTGTATACATCTGCATCACGCTCAAGGAATCCAAATTCTATCTTAGCCCCTGACGGGAAGTTCCAAACTTTTTCAACCTCACGAAACTTACAACCGGGAAATGCTTGTGGATAAAGTTCACGAGACTTGTCTATCAATTCTCGTAGTTCTGGCATAGACCTTCTAAGTATTAAGGCTCTGTGTGCTTTGCGATGTGCATACCTTAATGGATCAACTAACATAGCATATGATTTGCCACCACCTGCAGCACCACCATACAATACATCTTTCTCATCTGCTGCTAAGAACTCAGTCTGTGGACCTTCATTCGCATGAAAGACTACATGTGAGCCTGCATCTATTTCAGCTTGGATTGCTTTTGGGATTAACGAAAGTTCGTCTGTTGTAACTACCTTCCCCGATTCTGTCGGCTTTGACGATTCATTTTCAAATTTGTTGAGTATGTTGGTCGTTTGTTTGAGAGCTTGTCTCTTTGAGTTAAGTTTCTTTTCAATTTTTTTAATTGCTTTTTGTTTAGACCTGATTGATCTTCGTGTTGCAATTTTTGTTTTTTGGTCATTAGAATAATTATATTTTGCTTTACTTCCAACAGGTCTACCTCCTTTCTTACGAGGTGTACCATCATTCTTTAGTATAAAGCCCCCGTCAGAATCTGTCAAGTAAAGATGTGGATTCTTTTCCCAATCTTTCAAGTCGTTGTTCTCGTTTTCCATACTTTTTATCTATATGTTTCTTTAATCCTGCTGCTGTAATACTACGTTTAGTTTTAAATTCTATCCAATCACAAGCATCTCGTAAGCTAATAGACTCACCGGCTACTAAGTCTTCTGCAACTTTAAGAGCTTCTATCTCTTCAGGTATTGGTTTAAAGTATCCTTCAACCTCACTTGTTTCATATCCAAAAGGTATGGTAGAGGTTTTTCTTTTTATGTATCCTTCTTTCATTAGGACAATCCCCAAGCAGTTACAAGCAATACAATTAATACTAATATTTGTTCAATAGTCATTACTTCTTATCTTTAGAGAAAATCTTATCGAAGTTATCACGATACTCTTGACTGTACACTCCGGGTCTGGCTCTAGAACCTTTACCTGCTATTGTCTTTCTAAACATAACAGGCTTTGTATCGCTTCCCAGTTGTGTTCCTTTCTTAGCCATTTACTTTCTTTTAACTAAACTAAGTACTTTATCTTTAATGCTATTAAATGTATCGGGCTTATACTTCTTAAGTAAAGCTCCGCTTACAACTGTTATAACAACTATTAATATTAATGTATCCATTATTTACTCCTCTTCTTCTTCAATATATTCTACTTCTTCAGCCTGTATATCTATGACTTCTTTCTCAGGCAGTATAAAAATACCACCACCAGTAGAATGAGTTACATCCAACTTATCACTCTTAGATACTCCAACCCTGTCCAATATTGTTTGGGCAGCAGTCAGCTTATTGCTGACCTGTGGTATAGGATGATCACTATTCATGATATCAACTAACTTAAAAGCTGCAGCAGGGGCAGAACGAGCGAGTACGTCCGAGGCTAATTCGATCACTTCTTGTCTTAATGATTTTATAACTTGATGATAATTGCCTGAGTATCCTGCAAGCTCGGCTGCTTTCTTTGGATCACCACCAGTTTCAATTAGATTATCTAAAAAAGACTGTTGCTTCTCTGTAAGCTCTTTAGCTTTGTTTGTTGTTTGTGGAAGGTAACTCATATGTAACTTCTATTATAGGTCTAGTATACGATATTGTCAAGGTATAAATAAACTAAAAAGGACTTGACAAATTCAATAATTAACTGTACAATGATATAGTACCCTGTAAGGGGTATATAGTATATATATGTTGTGAGGGCTTTCTAAATCTTACCTAGTGTACCGCCAAGGACCTTTCTAGTAAACATCCATTTCTTCTAAAAATGTATATGATTGCTATATATACCCCACCTCCCCCCCTGTGCATCCTGCCCGCCCCCTACTGTATAAATGTACAGTACTAAACAAAGCCCCGCAGAGGCTAGGCTAGTTGATCAAAAATCATACAGCCCTTTTTAGTTGATCAAAAATCATACAGTTAAAAAACTAGGAAGATTGCCCAAGGTTTAGACGTGCCCCTTTCTAGTAAACAGTGAAGCCCGTTTAGTAATGCCTCTTTATCTATAAAATTAACTAGCCATGGCTCTGACAATCTCTAAATAAATCAACCCCTTGGGGCGTTATTAACTAGCAAGGGTTCTGTAGCCTTTCACATATTCTTTTCATGCCTCTATGGGCTTCTATTTAGCTCGTAGGGGCTTTCTTTTGCCTGTCTCTTTTGTGGTGCTTTCTTAGTAGGTGAGGACCGCTTTAAATTATTTTCATTCTAGCTATTGTAATCCTCTGCAATAAGCGTATCATTCAACACATGGCACAAAACCATGATAATAATAACTACTGTACATATATACAGTATACAAATAAAAGAGGATAAAATATGCAATATTTAACAGCAAGGGACCTAGCCACACAGAGCGAAGGCAACTACCAAAGAGGACAGACAGCCAAAGACAAATTTAATAATTTGCATGTCTTCCAAGGGATCGGGAAAGATGGCAGGAATGTCTGGTTACTGGTTCGAGTTTATCAGCATGATTCAGACTCTTACAGATTCCAGAATCTTAAAACAGTAGTTAGAGAGCTCAGAGCAGCTAAGAGGCAACTAAGAAGGCTTGTTAAACTCGAGTCTAGTTTCGGAAGGGGCAAGTTTGGATTCCAGAAGGATGTCAGACAGAAGTATTACTTAGAAAATACTAAGGGGGTGTAAGATGATAACAAAAGAATACAAAGGGAAATTAACAGCTAAACAATTTGTAAATATCTCTTTAGAAAGTCAGCTATCCATATGGTTAGAACAACAGGCAGGATGGTTAGAGGCTGATGAGGACCTAATGAATGATGAAGCACTAGAGGAAGCGTTTTATTTTACTCATGTAGATTTACATGATCTTAAGAAAATGACGCTGAGAGAGCGTAAGGAAGTTTTAAGAATTTACAATCAGCAGATTGTTAGATTATTAAAAGTAGTTGATCCAGATACTAGATACTGATAATATCAATCCTAAGCATGATTTAAAACTGCTTGCTGTTTCCGGAATTAACCGGACTGATGAGCGTCTTAACGGACATGCGAAACAGAAAATAATATAGGAATAAAAAGATGAAAAAATATAAATCTGAAGGGGATACTATAAAACTTGAAGGTTGGTCTATAAGATTTGATAAGAGAAGATATAGAGATGCTTTTCTAGGCGATAATATGAGCAAGATTTCATGGTTGTGCGAAGGTAGCGAAGAGCTTGACGAATTTAACGAGTGCAAAGAATTTTTTATTAAGTTACTTGACAGAGAATTTAGCAAGTTAGTTATGGAGCAAAACTTAAAGGACCCACAATATAGAAATGGATATCTAGAGAGTTAAACCTTACCAAATAAGGGGGCGACCCAATAAGTCGCTCTCTTCTGTATGTAGAATTAACTACACTGAAGAGCGTCTTAACGGACATGCGAAACAGAAAATATAGGAATATATAAAATGAATATAAATATAGATCGTCAACTAGGCGTAAGATTTGAATTAGAAAATGGCTCGTACATTTCAATTCAGCAGAATAAAAATGTGTCTTGTGATTATAACGGGCTGACTTCTTGTGAAGTAGGTATATTTTATAATGATGCAGAAGATACTTCTGTTGTTATTGGGTGGGTATCACCTGAAAATCTTGTAACTCTTTTAGAGTGTGCAATACAGGGCAAAGATATACCAGAAGATTTATTAGATGCACAAATGTAGGAATATAAAAATGATTAAATTAAGCAAAGCGGGCAAGATGCCCTGTAGATCGTGGAGTCTTCAAGCCATAGATACGTGTCCGGCTTCGATGGGTGATGATGGTGAGCTAGTCGATGCATGTAAAGGATGCTATGCAACAACTGGAAATTATAATTTTCCAAATGTGAAAGCACCGCGTATTCATAACAAAGAAGACTGGTAGCGTGAAGATTGGGTTGCTGATATGGTTGCTGAATTGGATAACGATAGATATTTTCGATGGTTCGATAGCGGTGATATGTATGATCTAAGACTGGCTGAGAAAATGCTAGAGATTTGCAAGGCTACACCTTGGACAAGGCATTGGATCCCAACAAGAATGCATAAATTTAAGAAGTTTAGCAAAGTTATT